CGATCGAGACACCTACACGATGGGCATCGATCGCGGCGATGGTACGCGGGTTATTCGCGGCATCAAAGTTGATGAATCGGGCAAGCCCCTTGCCTATATGATCTATGACGATCACCCCTTGCAACCTTACGCAGTCTCAAGGACGCCAAAGGAAATCCCGGCCAGGGAGATTATTCACCTGTTCAGGCAGGATCGAGTCGGCCAGACGCGAGGCGTCACTTGGTTCGCTCCAGCATTGGCATCGATTCGTGACCTTGGAACGTATCTCGACAACGAACTCCAAGCCTCGGCTATTGCGTCATGCTTCACGGCGGCGATCAAGACCGAGACGCCATTGGGCAATCTCAACAACCCAGAGACCGGCAGCGGAATCGACAAGGCTGGAAATCGAGAGCGATACATCGAGCCTGGCCTAATCTTCGATCTTAACCCAGGCGAGTCGGTTGACATCATCAATCCTACGCGGCCAAACACTTCGGCGGGAGAATGGACCAAGGTTATTCTTCGAGGGATCGCAGTAGGGACGGGGCTATCCTACGAGGTTGTAGCACGGGACTATTCGCAGACTACCTACAGTTCGAGCCGAACTAGCCAACTAGAAGACCGGCGGCGGTTTCGGATCATTCAGAAATACATCATTCGGCACTTGCTACAGCCTGTTTGGGATCGCTTTTGCGATGCAGCGACTCGAATCAGCCTCGACGGCTTCCCTTCGCCTATCGACCTGCTAAGCGATCGCAGGCGGTTTACCCCTGTCGAATGGCAGACTCCTAAATGGGAATGGGTTGATCCAGCAGTTGAGCAACAGACCAGCGAATCAGGCATCAATTCGTTTACCGCGACTTACGCGGATGTTCTTGGGGCTCAAGGCCAAAATTTCCGCAAGGTAATGTACCAGCGGGCCAAGGAAAACCGATTGCTCAAAAAGCTTGGCTTGCAGACTCCAGAACAAACGCAGCTAGCAATTTCGGCGGCTCAGACCCAAGGGGCGGCAGAGACCCAACCAGCGACCGGCAGCGGCGAAATGATGGGGCTCTCAACGCTTCAATTCAACCGAAACCGCAAAGCCATCGACAAGACCCTCAACGAGCTAGCTAGCGGGGCGATTAGCGAAGCGGCGGCAAAGGTGTTCCTATCGTCGGTCGGCATGAGCGAAGCGAGCGTACAGGCCCTAATTGACGACGCAAAAGACGGATCAGTGGACGCGCTACCGGCTGAGGTGCAAGCATGAACAAGCAAGACCTAATCAAGCGACGCAAAGAACTCGACGCAAGACGCCAAACCAAGCCCATCGAGGGCGGCTCAATCGTTCGCCAATTCGGGACTGTGAAGGATGGCCGAGCGGTGATTGCGACCGAAACGCCAATTGACATCTACGATCAGGATCGCGGGTGGATCAAGCAAGTATTGCTCATGGATGGCGTCCGGTTTCGCAACGATAAAAAGCAATTGCCTATTGTCGACAGCCACAACGACAAGACAGTACGCAACGTCTTTGGCTCGATTCGCAATATCGTAATCGAGGGCGATGAGCTTCTAGGCTCTCCTGATTTCGCAAGCGATCCAGACAGTCAGATTGTCGCGACGAGATACACCGAAGGCCACCTGAATGACTTCTCGATTGATGCACAGATCCTAGAGCGTCAATTCGTTCGAGAGGGCCAAACGTACACCACCCGACAAGGCAAGGTGATTGAGGGTCCAGCGGAAATTGTTACCGCATGGGAACCGCATAACGCTTCGATCTGTGCAACGGGCGCGGATCCGAATTCTACTGTTCGCAGGTCTTATGACCAGGAAAGGGTTGAACGTATGGACGAGTCGCTTTTGGCAACTCTCAAGGGGCTCGGGTTGCCAGAAGGCATGACCGATCCAATGCAGATCATTGTTTACCTCGCAGGCAAGGCGGCAGGCCAGGCCGGTTCTGACGCGGCTCCGATGGGCCAAGTCGAATCGATGGCAGGCATGGAAAAAGAACCCGAAGAGACCATGCGGGCTGAGCATGTCGAGCCAGCCGAAGACACCGAAAAGAAAGTCGAAGCCGAAGTTGCAAGACAACTAAAGGCCGACGCCGACCGACGCAAAACTATCGTTGCCCATTGCATGGTTGCAAAGCTTGAGCGTAGCTTTGCAGACTCTTTGGTTGACGATCCAAATGTGACCGTTCAGGACGCTACAGAAAGGATTATCCGAAAGATGGCTTCTCAACCACTAGGCGGGGCCGTCGAGGGCTCCAGTTTTAGCGTTACCGAAAGCGAGCATGATAAGTTCATGGCTCAGGCTTCGGCGGGTCTTGTGCAGCGATGCTGGCAAGGCCAGATCAAAAAGCAAAAGGCCCCGGACGTTCAAGGCGCGGAACACTTCCGCAACCTTGGGCTCTATCGGCTTGCTGAGGCTTGCGTCCGGCGAATGGGCGTCAATCCAGAGCACCACAACAAAGGCGATATCGTTCGCATTGCGATGGGCCACCCGGGGATTGTTGGCCGACTGAATATCCGTCGATCAAACGACGTTTACCACACCAGCGGATCGTTCTCCAGCCTGCTTTTGGATGCGGCCAGCAAGACCCTGACGGCGTCTTACGTCGAGGCCCCATACACTTGGGACCAATGGGTGCGACAAGCTCAGTCGGTTGACGACTTCAAGAACATCAACCGAATCAGCCTTGGCGAATCGCCAAACCTTGAAGTAGTTCCCGAAGGCAAGGACTACCCAGAGGGCAAGGTTGTCGACCAACGCAAGAGCTACAAAGTTGAGAAGTACGGAAAGGAATTTACCGTCACCTGGGAAACGGTTATCAACGATGACCTCGACGCCTTGTCCCGCATCCCGGCGATGCATGGCTCGGCGGCTCGTAGGACGCAAGAAAAGGCGATCTATGACGTGTTCCTGTCGAACCCGACCATGCCCGATGGCGTGGCTCTTTTCTCGGCATCGCACGCATCCGGAACTAACCTTTCGGGCGGTGCGGCGGCTCCAGGCAAGACGACCTTGGACAAAGCTTTCGAGGTGATGGGCAAGCAAAAGGGACTCAACAGCGATGTCTTCCTTGGGCTTACCCCGTCTATTCTCTTGGTGCCTTTGGCCTACGCCGGAACAGCCTTGGAGCTTGTCAATTCGACGGCATCGGTCGAGAGCGAGAAAAATAGCGGAGTCTCGAACCTTTACGGTCGTGGCGGTGCTCGGCAGTTGCGAGTTGTTGCAAGTCCATACTTGGATGCCAATAGCTCGACCAACTGGTACGCAGTGGCCGACAACAGCCTGATTGACACAGTTGAAATCAGCTTCCTGAGCGGCGAAGAATCGCCAGTCTTGGAGTCTGATTACAACATCCGAAACGATTCGTACATCTACACGGTGCGTCAATCGTTCGCAGCAGCGGTAATCGAACATCGCGGCATCTTCGCTAATCGTGCGTAGTGTCGATTGAAATCTAGCCCCTGGGCGATTGCTTGGGGGCTTTTTGGGACGGCAACAAAATTCACAAAACAGGAACATAAGAACATGGGCGACATGCGCGACTTTCAGATTTTTTACGATGACTTCAACGGGGCGGTAGCAACCTTCCCAACTTCGGCAGACCCGGCTACGGCTTGGCTTGTTGATGATACATCATCCTCCGGGGCTCCGACCTATTCCAAAGGGACTAGCGAAGCGACCCTAACGCTTGCATCCACAAGCGAAGTCGAAAATGTTTGCTTGCACTTCAATGATGCACTGGACTTCGACATCGACTTGATTCAACGTCTTGAGATGCGGGTGAAGATCGGGGCAGCTACCTTCACAAGCGGTTCAATCCTTTGCTTCGGTCTTGGCTCGGCTCGAAACGACACCGCTAACGACGTAGCGGCCAATGCTTGGTTTCGCATGGAGGGCGCAAGCAGCACAACGCTAGTTTACCTGGAAACCGACGACGGGGTACGCGACAACGATGACATCTCCAGCGGCGTGACCCTTGGGACCACGTACAAGGAATTCGTAATCGATTTCACGGGCGGCAAAAGCGATGTCAAGTTCTACATCGACGGCCAGCGAGTCGGCGCGACAACGACCTTTGATATGAGCGGCTACTCCTCGGGATTGCAACCGCTTGTTCAGTTGCAAAAATCGTCCAGTGCCAACGTCGATTCGGTTATTGTCGACTACTTCAAGGTGACTTGCAAGCGAGCCTAATCGATGAGCTTGCACGATACCATCCTCGAGGATGCCAAGAAGGTTTTCGCCAACCCGCAGGACTTCGCCGAATCGATCGTTTACTACAAAAGAAACGGTCGGTCGAGGAAGATCAACGCGGTAGTTGAGCGGGAGGATTCTTTGCAGCTACCGGAAGCCTCTGACCTAGTAACTCCGCTTTTCAGGGTCAGGGCTCCGAACGATGAGGCCGAAGGTATCGCAAGCGATGAGCTAGACCTCGGCGGGGACCAAATTGGACTATC